TTCAATCTCTAGTTCATATTTACCATTAACATATAAAAAAATACCTCGCATATTAGCAAGAAGCTCTTTAGCATTTTCCATTACATTTTTATTTGTATCTAAATATCCATTACAATGAAATCTCCTAACTTTTGCTAATATAGTTCCAGTTTCATTAGTAAAATTTGATGATAAAGTAGCATTTATAAAAATTATTAAGGTGCGTAAACTATCGTAGTTTTGACTTCTCTGTACGCCTACGATTTGTATGCTATTTAAAATTACATTACCACCTGAATCAGTGATAGTTATAGATTCTCCAACTTTATTTTGCCACCATCTTTGACTAGCATTTGTTTGAGATACTGGTAACGAAATAAAACTATCACCTGAAGTACCATTAAAGGTAATTGTTTGTGCTGAACCATTGTAATATGGATTATCAACTAATGTATCAGCAGTATTTGCAGCAGTAGAAAATGTTGATGTATTTACTTTTGCAATAGGTAAACCTTTTCCATATTCAGTATTTGTAATGTAATCTAAAAAGCATAAGGAAGGATTATCAGACCACTCATAAGTTGATACTGTTCCAAATGTTTGCCCTGAATCTCTTGGATCAAAAACTTTTTTACCTTTAACTTGTACTGTAAGTTGTGGAACACCTGACCAAATACCTTCTTTATCGTAACCATAATGTGCTGCTATATAACAAACACCATCTAATTTATGTGCTGTAGTCCAATTAGACATAGACGCAACGAGCATAGGATCAGCAGTTTGTGAAGCTGCTCCATGATGTAAGTTAAAAACATATCTATACTTTGAAGTAGGTGAAGTTCCAAACCCACCTGCTCCTGCATCAATACCTGTTCCATTTTGTGAAACTGTATTTAATGAACCTGAACCTGAACTTATTTTATCTGAACCAATATAACCACCATCTCTAAATCTAGCAGAATCAGTTAATGGGTTACCATCAAGTTCTATTGATCTTCCTATAATTTCTTCACATTCGCCTACAGCTAAAGCATAAACTACATACAAATCTCTTGAATCATTATCGTTTGTGTCCATATAGATTATTTGAGCGCCAACTCTTCTAGTACCATATATAACAGGAATTTTGCCACCAGCAGCTACTTTATTTGCCAATATAGCCTGAGATTGAGCAAGCATATCTTTAGCTTGTCTGTAGCCTTTAACGCCTACAGCTACAGTAGCAATTGTTACAGCAGCATCTATATAGACTTTATATTTTACATAAAAAGATCCTACTGCTTTAAAAAATCCTATAATAGCATTTATAACCACTTACATTCCCCACCTAACATCTTCTTTAACTTGTGTAGCAAACTCCATACCTTTATCACCACTACTAAAAGTTTGTTGTGATTCATCGCTAAAATGCCTACCTTTAGTAAGATTCCAATTTGACCAGTGACTTGCTACTGTCATATTTATAATAGAATTATCTATATTTTCTTGAATTGATACATTTCTTATATTTCCAGTGAAATAATTTATAGCACCAACGATAGCTTCATTTGTATCAAAATAAGCTAAGTGTATCTCAACCTCTTTATCTGTAAATGCACCTGATTGTACTAATGATCTAACCTGATCTGTTACATTTGAAAATCCTATACTTAATTCATCTACTTGTAATTGACCTGTTTCAGTTGTTGAATCAACAGTCAAAAAAGAACCACCAGCTTCATATAAATTTGCATCAAAAGTGACATTAGTATAGTAATCAGTAAGCCTAATTGTTGATGATAGGTTTAGTTCTACTAAAAAAGCTGTCTTAGTTGATGTTGATGATACTTGTGTCTGTAAAGCTGTTGATAAACTTCTAGGCATTAGCTAATAACCTCTCTAACATCAAATGAAATAGTATATAAACCACTAGCATTTGTTGTATACATTATTTCATTATTTTCAAGATATACAGTAAAACTTGGTTTATTTACAGTTACAGCTTCATTATCTGCTAGAGCAGCTACTAAGTTGGGTGATATTAATACAGTAAGTTCACCACTTGAATTTGAATCAATATCTGATTGCACCATGTAAACTTTACTATGATTTGCAAACTTAATTATATCACCTGCTTTCAAAGCACCAGTTGTACTTGCAGTAAAACCATCTAATGCTATAGAAGCATCAGCAGCAGTATGTGATCCATTTACTAATATATCAGTTTCACCTTTTGATGCACCTAAATTATCTAATGGTGCTTGTATTGTAAAATCTTCAAAAGAACCCTTTTGCTTTTGTAGAAATGCAAATATCTCCATAGCCTTTTCTTGTTGCATAGGTGGCATTTGTGCTGTAAATGAAAAATATTGTGAGCCTATTTGTCTAACTTGTTTTTTACCTGATAGTGTTTGATTTAATAGAGTTGGTCTATTGTCTTGAAAGTTTAAAGCTCTAAATAATGGATTTGTTGGAAAAGCACCTGACATTATACAACTCCCATCTTACCTTGATTGTTCATAGCATTATTAATAATGCTAGTTATTAGTCCTTTTCTTGATGCTAATAACTGATCAAAACCAGCAGCATCTACTGTAGAGATATTAAAATTAACTGTAGTTCCCATACCTTGTCCTTTTGTATGATCTATAATTGTTTCGTTAGGATGTAATATTGCTGGAAATCCACCTTTACCATCTATACCACCTGCTCTTACACCCATACCTGTATAGCCACCACCATCGCCTGAAGGAGTTTTTTTACCAAAACCTGCAAAAAATTTTTCAAATCTACCTGTAATTGGTTTTATAAGCATTTCTTGTAAAGCAATTCTAAGTAGTTGTTCTACAACAAAATCTGCAAATGCTTTAAATTCCAACTTACCATTTTTAAGTCCATCTATAATAGCATCTTCAAATTTTTTCATAGATGCAACTGCTACATTTTCAAAATTATCTTTTGTAAATCCAAGCTCTTGATTAAATCTTTCTATTGGTGATAGTAAATTAGTTAAACCTGATACGCCATTCTCTCCTAAACCTTCTATTGCTTCACCACCAGCTAAAATTTTTACAATCATTTCATCAAGAGTTAAGTTCATTTTTTCTGCTAAATCTGTAAAAAATCCTATATCTTTATCAGCTATATCAGCAATTTCACCACCAACTTTCATTAACTCAATTTTTACATCTATAATCTCTTTGCCTAAATCATTAAATAATCCAAACAAACTTTGTCTTACTTCTAGCGTATGCTTTCTTGTTTTTAGCATAGCTTGTCTTATAGTCAAAAAACCACCTTCAACACTTATAGTGAATGCAGTAATAGCATCAAAAAATCCAGCAACAGCTAGTGTAAATTGTTGTAACCCTTGCAATAAACTTACAGCTATATTTTGTCCTAATGTTTTGAAGCCCTCTGAAGTTGCATTAGCTTTAGTTAGATTATCACTAAGCTCTGTACTTATAGCTTGTAATGCTGGAACAAAAGCAGCAAAAACTTGATTTTTTACAGCACCAAGTTGTAAACCAATAACTGAAACTGAATCGTTAAATTTTTCTACATTTCTTATAGTTTGTTCATCAAGAATAATACCTAAAGTTTTTGCTCTATCTATAAAACCATCAAGACCTTCTGATCCGTTTCTAAATATTTCGCTAAATTGAATACCTGCTCTTCCAAATAAATTTGCTAATACTGTTGCTCTTTCTGCTTCAGAACCTAGTCCACCCAATCCATCTGCTGTTTCTTTTAATATTTCTTCAAAACTCTTTAAAGAACCATCAGAATTTTTTATATTTACACCTAAGTCTTTAAATATATCAGCTTGTGTTTTAAGACCTCTTCCTGCATCACCTATTGATCTTGCAAATTTTTCTAAGCCTTTTTGAGTTTGTTCTACAGTTGTTCCTGACTCAATAGCAGCTAATTGAAATGCTTGTAAAGTATCAGTTGCAATACCAGTCCTAGATGCAGTTTTACCTAGCGTATCAATATAATCAAATGATTTTTTAACAAGTAAACCTAAAGCACCAGCAGCAGCAACAGCAGCTAGTCCAACACCACCAATAAGTTTTGCAGCACCAACAGCAGCACCACCAACTGATTTAAGACTACCCTTAACTTTGTCAAAAGCAGCTTTAGTTTTATTTACAGCAGTTAGTTCAAACTTTATCTTTTTATTTGCCATTCTTTTGCCTTTCTTCTAGTAACTCAAAGTATGCTATCCATCCTTGATATTCTTGGATGCTAATTTTTTGCAACTCTTCTAAAGTTTTGCCTAGTTTTTCTGCTAGTGCATATTGCGAATATAAATTAACATCCTCTATTAGTTTTTTTTAACATCCTCAATAGGCTCTTGTCCCATAATTTGAGTTGCTACTCTTACTAATACTTCTTGATCTACATTATTTAATAAAGAACCTTTATCATCTAATGTAAATAATTTATCTCCATTTTCATCAAGTGCTTTGTAGATAAGAACATAAGCCATCATCGCAAGATCATCATTCTTACTCATTTTATAAAGTTTAGAAGTTTCACTTAGCGTTAATGGCTTACTGTAAATTTCTAAAGGTTTATCTTCTTCGCCCCATTCAGGCACTTTAATCACCTTTACATCTTGCTCTGCAAAATGCGTTTTAGCTCTCTCAATAGCTTTCATGATTAATAAGTGCTTGTTGTTAAACCACCAGTACCTTGAACACTAATAGTAGATTCTACTAATCCATCAAAAGATGAAGTAACAGATTTACCAGTTACAATAGCAGTACCAGTAAGTTTTACATCGCCACTTGCAGTTCCTTCAGGTGCAAAGTTTAATGTTACAGATGAACCAACAGATAATGCTGTTTGACCATTTGTATCTGTTTCATCATAAAGAACATCAACTGATCCACTAAAGTCTTTTATAGAAGCTAGGTATGTTTTTGAACTATCACCCATTGAAGTATCTTCAACAGTATCAATAGTTTCATCTATACTAAAACCTCTTATTTCAGCAATAGAGTTAGAGCCAACTTGTACAGTACCTTCTTTTCCAAGATGTGTTGCCATAATTATTCCTCGTTTTGTTTAGAAGAAGATTTAGGTTTATCTTTCGATGGGATTGCTTCTTCTTTCCAACCCTTACTCTTTAGATACTCAACACTATCAGGATGTGCATCTATTGAACTTTTACCATTTGGTGAAATCATTTTCATAATTGTACCTCGTTAAACTGCTACATCAGGTGCTGTTTCCTGAACATAGTAGTTGGTTAAAAATGTGAGAACAGCATAGCTTAATGGTTGTTCTCCCTCTGTATTATATTCTATTTCAGTTGATTGTAAAAAACAGTCTTTAGCTAGACCATTTAGTGTTGTATCAGCACTAATAGCCACTTCAACCTCTTTACAAATCTTATCAACTTGATCATCAAAGTTGCTAGTTTGTTTTACATAAACCTCAACTATTAACTCTAATTCTCTACTCATAAGTCTATTTGTGCTTATAACAATAGGTTCAGATGTTTCGTTTTTTGTATATATAACTAATGCTGGTAAGTTTGTATTTTCTAAAGGATATATTCTAGTTTCAAATACATTATTACCAGTTGTAGTTAGTCCTGTAAGAACTGTACCTGCTCTTTCTCTAATCTGTTGTCTGATATGATTTGCCATTATATCTCCTCTAACATCAATGCAGAAAAACCTGTACGATCTGATTGAATATTAACGATAGTATAATTTTGTGCTGCTTTAAGTGTATTACCATCAACATCTTTAATAGCAGATACATTAAGAGTATTACCAAATGTAATACTTGGTACATCAATGCTTCTGCAATATGCTATTGGTTTTAATGCTTCAACACCTGATCCTTCAACTTGTTCTACATATTCATTATTTATAATTATGTTTATTGTTGAAGCAGAGCCACTACTATTTGTAAAAACAGCAGTAACACCATGACCAAAATTAATATCTAAGTAAGCACTCATATCTTCTTCAGTTTCAAGTCTATATTGGGACATTATTCTTTCTCCAATATTACACTTACATAACCCGTATTATCAGGCTCTACTGTTTTGATAAAAAAAGTTGTTTCAGGCGTAAGAGTATTACCTTTATTGGTAGTGATTGCATCAACAACTATTTTATCACCTTGTGTAACATCAGGAACATCAGTAGATTTTAAAATTGCAGTAGGTTGAAAACCCTCAACTGATATAGATTCTCCCTCAATACTTACATAAGGTTGATCTATAATTAGATTTATTAATACTGAAGAACCATCATCTATTAATCCTAGAGTATCAATCAAAGGAAAATCATCAAATAACTTTCCTGATTCAAAATAAGTGCCAGTAACTCCATGCCCTGTTGTGGCATCAAGAAAAGAAGTAAAATCTCTAGCACTCTCAATAGCCATTTTTACTTACTTCTTTTTTTTACCTTAGTTTCTGATTTTTTTAAACCAACACTTCTATTTGTTTCTTTTTTTGGTTTGCCTTTGTATTCTTCAGCTTTACCATAACCAACAAGTGATCTTCCTTCATCAATAGGTAGTTCTACTATATCACCTGCTTTTACTTTTTCTTTGTTAGCTACTGTATCTTGTAAAATTAAATATTTCATTTTTCCACCTTTATTAAGATGGGTGGAAATTAATCCACCCATTTTGTTTGTACTAAGTACCATTAACTAGCAGCACAGAATGAAACTGCATGTCTAACAGCAGTATCAATTGACTGTAAAGCTACTATTCTAACTGTACCTGAAGTTGAGTTTGAGAATGGATCAACAACAATGTCTAATCCACCAAACATTCCAACAAGTAAGTCATTAAAGTTACCAAATACATAATTGTTAGCAGTTAATTGTGGTGAAACAACAACTTTATAGCCATTGATTTCATCAT